CGACGTGCTGACCGACCTGTACACCGATCGCGGCGATACCGACCGCGGGGCCAGCCGGACGCCGTCGCCGTGGGATGGGTTCCCCTCGCCCGCCGTGCGCGGCAAGTTGCTCCGCTGGCATCAGGTGGCGGTGGCGTAAATGGCGACCACGCTCCCGATCGGCCGGATGACGGAACCCGTGGACTTCCTGTCGACGACGCCGCCGGCGATCCCGGTCACGACGTTGACGGCGCTCGGGATGGTGGCGTCGGCCGTCACCGGCACGCCGCACGGGCTGACGTCGGGCGATTATGCGTCCGTCCGCGGGGCGCTGCCGCTCGGGTACAACACGACGTCCGGACAAGTCACCGTCACCGGCCCGACGCAGTTTTCCTACGCCGTCCCGGACGGCCTCGCGTCGCCGGCGACCGGCACGATCACCGTGACGTTCAAGAGTGACAGTCAAGGCGGCCAGCCCGACGACTGGTACGTGGCGGGTTCCGGGTTCGCCCATATCGCCCCGCTGAATGCGTCGGAACGGCAGGCCGTGGGCGGCGCCGCGGCGGCGACGGTGACGTACCGCGCCGTGATCCACTACCGGCCCGGCCTCGAACCGCACATGATCCTGCACTGGACGCGCTATCAGGAACCCGCGCCGCGCGAACTGGAAATCTTCGGCGTGTATCCCCATCCCGAACCGGCGTACGCACACCGCTTTCTCGTCCTCGAGTGCGGGGAGTTGGAATAGTGGCGCACTCCGCTTTGGTGGACGTCGCCGACGCCGTGTTCAAGGTGCTGAACGTGCCGTCGCTCACGGCCCCACCGCCGATCGGCGCGGGTGGGAAGCGCGTCGTCGATCAGCCCGTGATCACTGAGGGCGCGCAGTCGTTCCCCTTCGTGTGGTACGAACTCGCCGCGGAACGCATGGCCGGCGGACTGGGCGCCGGGCCGTGGCTGCTTGAGGTGGATCTGCGCGTGCACGTCTTCAGTACCGCGCCGGGGATGCAGGAAGCGCAAGCGATTGTCCAGGAAGCGATCCGGCTGTTGCGCGCGGCGGAAACCGCCGGCACGCTGCCGGTCGCGGGCTGGGCCTCCTATTACGCGCCGCACGACGCGACGATCACGCTGCCGTTTGAACTCTTGAACGGCGTCCCCGTGCGGGAGCTGGTGGCGGAATCGCGGATCTACTTGGAGGAGGCCGCGTGAGCGAGCCGCCGCGCCTCGTCGATTCCGCCGGCCAGCCCGTACGGCGGCTGAACGATGCCTGCCCGAAGTGCCACGCCGCTCCGGCGACGCGCGTGGCGTCGAGCGGGTTTGGCCGGCCGCACGACGTGTGCGGGATGTGCGGCCACGAATTTGACGAAGACACCGTGACAGGACGGGATTCCCACAATGCCTAAGTCCGGATCGGCGCAATTTACGTTACTCGCGCTCAACGGGACGAGCCTGCTCGGCGCGAAGGTCAAGGGCTTCAGTTGGAAGCCGGAACTGTTGCAAGAGGACACGACCGGGCTCGGCGATAGCTGGATTGATCAGACGCCGACCGGGATCCGCCGCGCCACCGTGACCCAAGACGGCGCGTACTTCGATACGGCGCTGGGCGGCATGCACGCGCTGCTCTCCGCGATGCCGCTGCCCGCGCGGACGCTCACGTGGTCCCCCGACGGCGTGACGCTGTTCCAAGCGGTCGGGACGCTGACGACCGGGTACGAGGTGCTCGCGACGAACGGCGCGCTGACCAAGGCGAACGTGACGTACGCCATTAGCGGCGCGCTCTCGACGGGCGGCGCCGTCGTGCAACCGGCCGAAGACAAGACGGCCACGTGGACCGGCGCCACCGTCGACAACGGCGCATCCACAGCCGCGGGCGGCACCGCGTCGCAACAAGTCACGGCGCTGACGGGGATCACCGCGTTCGTCGGCAAGCTCCGGCACTCGCCCGACGGCAGCACGTGGACGGATCTGGTGTCGTTCGTCAACGTGACCACGGCGCCCAACCATCAGGCGGTGACCGTGGCCGGCACGATCAATCGCTATGTGCAGTTCGTCGGCACCGTCACCGGGACCGGCACGGTCCGCGTGGCCGCCGGCCTCTTCCGCGGATAGGAGTTACACATGCCTGGCAAGTACGGATCGGTCGATGTCCTCATCAAGTACGACGCCACGCCCGGCGGCACCGTGACGGACGTGACGCAACACGTCCGCGAAATCGGCGGGATCAAGATCGAAAACCTCACGCAAGAAACGCACAGTTTCGGCGACGCGTGGATCGAGCACACGCCGACCGGGATCCGCCGCGTGCCGGCCGTGGTCATCAAGGGGCTGTTCGATACGACGGCCGTCGACGGCCCGCACCTGGTGTTCATGCCGACGACCGCCGACTGTCAGCCGTCGGCCGCCACGCGGACATTGGAAGTGACGTTTGGCGACGGGAAGAAATTCACCGTCGAGACGCGCCTGCAGGACTACGAAGTGCTGGCGAAGAACGCGGCGCTGACGGAGTACGCGGCGACGGTGCTGCCGACCGGCGCCGGCATCTGGTCGTAATGTCGATCTTCGCGTCCTATGTCACGCGGATCGTGCCGCTGCCGTTCGACGAGCCGCAGACGGTCACGATCCAGAAGCTGAGCGGAAAAGCCTTGGAAGCCGCGCGGCAGGCGCGGATCGCGGACTCGATGGAATTCGTCCGGTCGCTCGGCGGCGCGGCGTTCGGGCGCGAGCTGGCCGCCGCGACGGCCGGCCGTGAGGGCGCGGCGGAGGTGACGGCGGGCGGTGACGTGGATCCCCTGCGGAAGTACGACCGGGCGACGGTGCTGGCGAAAGGCGTGAAGGCGTGGACCTACGACGAGGCGCTGACTCCGGACCGGCTCGACGACCTGGACGAACAGGCCGCGGACTTTCTGGCGCGGGAAATCCTGGCGCTGACGCTGCCCAACGGCGACGGCCAAAAAAAAAGCAGCTAACCGCGCTGCACCGCGCGCTCGATGGCGACGGCCCGCCCCCCCTGGAGTACGTCGTCGGCCGGATCTGCGAGGAATTCCACTGCCTGCCGTCCGCGGCGTGGCGCGAGTGGTTGGACCTGCCGGCCGGCATGCTCGAAACGATCCTGGAATACCGCGCGTATGCCCGGGCGAAGCAGCAGTACGACGCCCGCGGCCGGACCGCGCACGACTCCCCCCTGACGGATCTGGTCGTCGAAATCGACTTTGCGATCGTCACGGCGGACCGCCATGTTTGACGTCGATACCGCCGCACTCACCGACGGGCTGACGGCGCTGGCGGCCGACTTGGCGGCGCGCACCAAGGCGGCGAGTGAAGTGTCCGCCGGCGCCGTGGTCCGCGAAGCGCAAGGGCGCGCGGCGCGCCGCACGGGGGCCACGGCCGAAGGGATCCACGCCGAAGAGTCGCGCGACGGCATGGGCTACGTCGTGCTGGTGGTCCGGGCCGACGCGCCGAACGTGCCATTTTTCTTGGAATTCGGCACGCGCTACATGACGTCGCGGCCGTTCCTGTACGCGTCGGCCGCCGTCGAGGCGCCCGGCCACGAACGCCGCATCGCGGAGGCCGTCACCGACGCGATTAGCACCAGCGGGTTTGCGAGGTAGACATGGCGGGCAGTAATCCCGGGATGGTGATCAAGGTCGCGGCCGATATCGCCGACGCGCAGTCGGCGTTCCAAGACATCGCCGGCGAAGCGGCCACGACCGCCACGGCGATCGGCGCCGTCGCCGAATCCTTCGATGCGTCGGCGTTTCTGTCGGACATCGGCGACGCCGTCGGCGCGCTGGACGATCTGGGCGCGGCGGCCGGCGATACCGCCACCGATCAGGGCGCCATTGATGACGCCGTCGCGGCGACCGGCACCGCGTACGGGGAACTGGCGACCACGGCGCCGGCCGACCTGGCGGAAGTGTCCGAGGCCACGACGGAGGTGGAAGAGGCCACGGGCGGGATCAGTGTCGGCGTCATTGCCGCCGGCGCGGCGATCGGCACGTTCGTCGCCGACGCCGTGATGAAGCTCGGCGAACTGGTCATCAGCGGGATCGGCGCCGTCGTGTCCGGGCTGCAGGACATCGTCATGGAGGGATCGGATATCGCCGACGTGTCCAGTTCCTTCGACACGATCACGGCGTCCGTCGGGCTGACCGCCGATGTCCTGTTGAACGAGATGGCCGCCGGCACGCAAGGCACCATCGACAACATGGAACTGATGAAGATGGTAAACCGCGACGTCAACGCGGATGCGGCTCGGCACGGAGCAATACGGCTTGATGTCGCAAGCGGCGTTCGCGCTGGCGAATGTGAACGGGATCGACGTCAAGCAGGCGATGGAGAGCGTGAATAACGCGATGCTCACCGGCCGTACGCGCGGCCTGCAAATGCAGGGCGTGCATGTCGATCTGGCCGCCGCCACCAAGCAAGTCGCGGCCGATCATCACAAGCTCGCGAAGGATCTGACCGACGTCGAGAAGTTGGAGGCGACGCGGATCGCCACCCTGGACGCGCTACAGGAAATGCTCGGCCGTGTCGGCGAACAGACAGCCGGCCTCGACGAGATGGTGGCGCAAGCGGAAACCTCGTGGGCCAATTTCAAGGCGGAGCTCGGGAAGAACATCAGCGAATCCGGCGTCCTGACCACCGCGCTCTCGACGCTGAAAACGTCGCTGATGGAGGCGTTCGGCGGCGACCCGCAGACACAAGTCCAAACGCTCACGAACCTGTTCAATGACGGCGTCGTGGCCGTGACGGAACTGGCGTTGCAGGTCGTCTACTTCGCGGAAACGCTGGCCGCGAACTTCGCCGCGGCGGCCGTGCCGCTCGACAAGCTGACGTTGAATCTGTCGCTCGTGGTCGAGAAATTCCTGCAATGGAATCTGACGCTGGTCGAAACGATGCAAGCGATTCCAGGGATCGGGACCAAGTTCGACGAGATGGCCGGCAAGGCGAAAAGCTCGCTCGAGAGTGTCAAGGCGTGGCGGCAGGAAATCGAGAACTCCAAAAACTCGCACGAACTCGCGGCCGAAGGGATCGGGACGCTGTTCACCGTGTCGCAAAAACTCAAGGTCGTGCTGACCGAAGTGCGGGATGCCACCGTCGAGGCGAACGAGGCGGCCAAAGCCCGGAACGAGACGACGGATTACGCGGCGATTGCCGCGGGGGCCGCGGCCGAAGCGGAAAAGGCGGCCGCCGCGGCACTGGCCGAAACGAACAAGCAACTGGCCGACATGGATAAATGGTCGCGCGGGATCAAGAACAACGATCCGTGGGCCTATCTCGGCGACAACTTCAAGTCGAACACGCTGCCGGCGCTGCTGGCGACGCCGCCGATCCTGAAAGAGGTGGGCGACAGCGCGAAAGGGATGGCGGAGGACGTCCGGTTCGCCGCCGAAACCGTGCAGAAGGCGTCCGTGTCGTGGACGGAGGCGATGGATCTGGTCCGCAAGGGGCAGGGGACGATGGGCGGCACGATCGGCAAGGCGGTCAAGCCGGACACCATGTCGGACCTGGAATGGCAGTTGATGCAAAGCAACCCGCGGGGCTGGGAAGCGCAACACGGCTATGACTGGGATAGTCCGCATGCCGGCACGACGAACGCGTGGATGATGGGCAGCGGGTTTACCGGCGCCACCAGCGGGACGACGGTCAATCAAAGCGTGACGGTGAACACCGTCGCGGGCGACAAGCAGGCGATCGCCACCGTGGTCAAGGACGCGCTCGCCGCCGACTGGCGCTCGTCGGGCGTGCGCGCGTAGGCCATGGCGATCACCGGCAGCCAGCATGCGATTACGCCGGCCCGGGCCGGCGTGTTGCGCTCGGGCGCCGGGCGCGCGGGGTGGCCGCTGTCGGTCGGGCGGAAAGTCCTGCTCTATGCCTTGTCGAATATCGCCCGGTCGGATGCGACGCGCTCCAACTACGTCGGGCCGCGATCGTTCATCAACCTGGGCGACATCATCCTGGGGCCGGGCGGGGGCGGGAAGGTCGTCGGCAACCTCACGATCACCGACACCCTCAACGAGCAGCCGAATCGCTGCACCTTCCGTGTCAAAGACATGAAGCCGGCCGTCGGGCAGGCCGTGGCGATCACCCTGGGGAGCCTTAACACGCTGGACCGGCTGTTCGCCGGCCAGGTGCTCGACGTCTCGCATACCTATGTGGGATCGCCCCTGCTCGCCGTGTTCGACGTCCACGCGATCGACTGGGGCTGGCACTTGCGGCAGCGCGTGTTCTCGCGCCGCTGGTCGAACGTGAGCGCCGCGACGATCGCCCGCGACATCGTCGCGCTGGGGGCGCCGGGCTTCACCGCGGCGAACGTGCAGGCGACCTTGCCGGCGCTGACGGAATTCACCGTCACCGACCTCGACGCCCCGCAGGCGCTGACCGCGCTGGCGAACCGTGTCGGCGGCTACTGGTACGTCGATTACCTGAAGGACGTCCACCTCTGGGCCGACGCGGACCCCGGCGCCGGCACCGATCCCACGATCCTCAATCCCGTCCATCCGACGCTCACCGATCTCGTCGTCGATACCGATGGCAGCCAGCTGGTGACGCGGGTGTATGTCGAGGGCGGCGGCTCGACGGCGCATGCCGAAGTCGTCCCGGGTGAGACGTTGCTCCCCGTGGTGACGGCCACGTGGTACGACGACGCGGGCGGCGTCGTGAAGGCCGGGCCGCAACGCATTCGCTACACCGGCCGCGCGCTCGGCGGCGGCGGCTCGCTGGTGGGGCCGGGCGCCTCCCCGTCCGCGGCGCTGACGGCGCTGGTGATCGGCGGGGCGGGCGTCACGGCGGGCGCGCACGACTACGCGGTAGCCTTCGTGACGGCGACGGGCGAATCGTTGACCGGCCCGCGGGCCGCCGTGGTGGTGGGCGCCATCAGCCCGCCGCCCACGGCGCCGACCGCCGGGCCGCTGCAGACCGGGCAGGGGCCGGATCCGGGCTTCCACTACTGGGGTGTGACCTTCCTCACGGCGACGGGGGAAACGCTCGTGGGGCCGGGCGTGGGCCTCAGTGTGCCGCCCGGCGTCGACGTCCTGGGGGCGCCCACGGCGCTGGCGCCCACCATCAGCGGCAGTATCGAGCCGGGATCGTTTACGTATGCGGTGAGCTTCGGCACGCCGTCGGGCCAGTCGCTGCTCGGGCCGGCGTCGAACACCGTGACGCTCACGTCCACGACGGTCACCTTCCCGAATGCGCCCGCACCCAGCATTGCCGGCGCCGGGCCGAACACCACGATCGGGAACCTCACGGCCGGCCATGACTACGCGTACGGCGTGGCGTGGTCGACGGCGGGCAGTGCGGCGACGCACACGGCGCAGACCGGCCTCGTCAGTACCGTCACCGCGCGCGCGGAAGCCTCGACGGCCGATACCATCCCGAATGCCGGCGCGCCCGGCCCCGTCTCGAATGGCCCCAATAACGGCCAGGGCGACTTGACCGTGATGAACGCGTACGACTACGCGATCACCTATTCGGTCGCGGCGGGCGAGACTGATCACACGAAGGAGACGACGGTGGTCGCCGCGTCGCCGCAAGTCAAC